GATAGATAACGTAAGAATTATTCGTGATGGCTTAAATGTTGGTAACGCCATGCGTATTGAAAGTGGATCTAAAGTACAGTTAATTAACGGCGCAGCCGCTTTTGATACTTTCATTAGCACCGTATGGCAAATAGATGGTTCATCTCAGCTTGTTATCCAACCCGCATCCGCAATCCCTTCTACAGGGCGATGGGATGTAGGTAATGTTATATATAACAGCACGCCAACTGCGGGTGGAAACATTGGGTGGGTTTGCACAACTGCTGGCGAACCTGGTACTTGGAAAGCGTTTGGAACAATAGCATCATGATTACACCTTCATTTGCAATTACCGCAACCGAAAGAGTATTACCAAAACTAGCTTTGGATTTTACAACAGCTAGTCTTGACCCACGAATTACTTTTACGCGCGCAGGTAACACCGCAACTGTTATTAATTCTTCAGGTGTTATAAATCTTGTTAACGCAGACATACCTCGATTTGATTACAACGCAACCACGTTGGCTTGTCAGGGATTGTTAATTGAGGAGTCAAGAACAAACACTTTAATATACAGCATCCCCGACGCTGGAACTCCAACTGGGTGGACAACTGGCATTAACTCAGGTACGTGGACACGAACGTTAGTATCTGGTTTTGGCATTTTAACAGGTTTTCAAAACGTTATTTTGCATGAGCAAACCGTGTCTGGTAGATCATATTTAACCCGTACGGTTACTTTATTACCAACCACTACATACTGCGTTTCTTTGTATGTAAATGCTGCTAGTACAACATACACAGGTGCAATTTTAAGAGTATCTAATTTTTCAGGTGCAACGTCTGTAGATGGGTTTTCAAAGTCAGTAAGCGACGTTGATGCAAATGGTAGGGTTAGAGTAATATTTACAACTTCTGTAGATGTACTTGGTGAAATTCGTGTTGGCATTGGTATTGATGTTAATTCAACGGGGACTGCTGTTTACAGCGCATGGCAGCTCGAAGCCGGTGCTTTCCCTACCAGCTACATACCCACAGAAGCATCACAAGTTACCCGCAACGCTGATGTTGCAACCATGACGGGTACGAATTTTAGCGATTGGTATAACGCAGGCGCTGGCGGCGTAGTTGCTCGTGTGCTGCCTTCTACCGTTTCTGGCACTCGCCCTGCACTTCAGTTTGACGATACAACTGCAAACGAAATTATTACTTTGCAAGGTAACACAACAAATCCTGAATTAGCTATTGTTGACGGCGGTTCACCTCAAGCTCAAATTGACGCAGGAATTATTGCAGCAAACACAGTCTATAGCCTTGGCGCAGCGTGGAACACCGATAACTGTGCGGCAGCAGTAAACGGCGGGGCAGCGGTAACAGACAACACAGCAACCATTCCAACAGTTACGCAAGCACGTTTAGGCTCAAACGGTACAGATTATCTTAATGGTCATATTCAAACCATTCGTTATTGGCCTCAACGAATCATAAATGCTGAAGTACAAGCTTTTTCTAAATAACCGACTTGACGAATTAGAATTTAAAGAATATATTTTGTAACAATCGTACTGGTGCGACACACCAGGGTTTCTAAGGAAACATCGAAATGGACGAAAGTCAAGAAGTAGTACCAGCGGAAGTATCCGCGCCAGAGCAGGTGGCAACGGCTGCACCTGAAGCTGAAGAATTAGCGCCGGAAGCAGTAGAACCAGCAGCAGAAGCACCCAAAACCTTCTCACAAGAAGAACTGGATGCCGCTATTGGGAAACGACTTGCTAGAGAGCAACGTAAGTGGGAAAGAGAACAGGCAGCTAGAGCCGCTGAAAAGCAGCTTAAAGCCCCAGCCGAAATCCCGCCAATTGAGCAGTTTGCTTCACCTGACGAGTATGCCGAGGTTTTGGCTGAAAAGAAGGCAGAAGAATTGCTTGCTAGGCGTGAACAAGCTAGGTTGCAGTCTGAGATCATTGAGTCTTACCACGACAGGGAAGAAGAAGCGCGGAACAAGTACGACGATTTTGAACAAGTCGCCTACAATCCCAAGCTCCCAATCACTGACGCGATGGCTCAAACGATCCAAGCTTCTGATATTGGCCCCGATATGGCTTATTACCTAGGGTCTAATCCGAAAGAAGCGGAGCGTATTTCTCGTTTAGCGCCACTCCAGCAGGCCAAAGAATTAGGAAAGATTGAGGCTAAATTAGCTGATAATCCTTCTGTAAAAAAGACTTCGAGCGCTCCAGCACCGATTGCTCCTGTCACGGCAAGATCCTCTGGATCTTCTAGTTACGATACAACTGACCCTCGTTCTGTAAAGAACATGAGTACGTCAGAGTGGATTGAAGCAGAACGCCAAAGACAGATCAAGAAGTGGGAAGCGCAGAGAAACCGCTAACTATTTTTATTAGGACTTAATTATGTCAAATTCGATCTTAACCATCGACATGATTACCCGGAAAGCTCTTGAGATTCTCGAGAACAACCTGGTACTCACACGTAACGTAAACCGCGCGTACGATGACAGCTTTGCTGTTGAAGGCGCAAAAATCGGTTCCACCCTCCGTATTCGTCTACCAGACCGCGCTTTGGTAACTGACGGTGCCGCCCTGCAAGTTCAGGACGACAACGAGCAGTTCACCACGCTGACTGTGTCTAATCAAAAGCACATTGGTGTTAACTTCACCACCGCTGAGATGACCATGCAGTTAGATGACTTCGCAGAGCGTGTTTTAAAGCCCCGTATTAGCCAGTTGGCATCGTCAATCGACGCTGACGTAGCTAACAGCTTTAGAAACATTTACCAATCCGTTGGTACTCCAGGCGTTACCCCAGCGACTTCCGCTGTTTTGTTGGCTGCTCAACAAAAGCTGAACGAAGCTGCTGCCGTAATGTCACCACGCTATGCAACTGTTAACCCAGCCGCTAACGCTGGCTTAGTAGAAGGCATGAAAGGTCTGTTCAATCCTACCGATACAATCAGCCGTCAGTTCAAGAATGGCATGATGGGTATGGGCGTATTGGGCTTTGACGAGATCAACATGAGCCAATCTATCAAGCAGTTCACAACTGGTTCACGCAACGCAACTGGTACTGTCGGCACTACCGTAACGGCTCAAGGTTCTAACACCATCGTATTAGCTGGTGTTGGTAACGCATTGACTATTAAGGCTGGTGATGTATTTACCGTAGCTGGCGTATTTGCAGTTAACCCACAAACCCGCGAATCTACTGGTTCACTCCAGCAATTCGTAGTGGTAGCTGACGTAACATCGTCCGCTGGTGGCGCTGCAACTGTAACTGTTAGCCCAGCAATGTACACTTCTGCCCACGCGCTTGCAACGATTGATTCGTTCCCAGTTAGCGGTGCAGTAACTACATTCGTTGGCGCAGCTTCTAGCCAGTACCCACAGAACTTGATTTATCACAAAGATGCGATCACTTTTGCGACCGCTGACTTGTTGATGCCTCAAGGTGTAGACATGGCTTCCCGTCAAGTGCATAACGGTATTTCGATGCGTATTGTTCGCCAATACGACATCAATAACGACCGTTTACCATGCCGTATTGACGTGTTGTATGGCTACTCCGTAATTCGTCCACAAATGGGCGTTCGCTTGTGGGGTTAAACCTAACGGCTCCCGCGCAAGCGGGGGCTTTTCAACTTATTTTGTAAAGGAATTATTATGGCTCTCCCAAATGGCGCAGGTGGCTATCAACTAGGCGACGGTAATCTTAACGAACCCGTCCTCGGTTATTTAGCTGTTCCTAATACTGAAGCTGGCGTAACCGCTGTTACATTAACTGCTGCTGAAGTAACTGGTGGTATTTTGATCGCTAATCCTGGCACAACTGGCACAACTTATACTTTGCCAATCGTTGATACAGCTAGTGGTGTAACTGGTGTTAATGACTTAGTGCCTAGCGCAAAAGTCGGTAGCACATTTAACCTGACAATTATCAACATTGGTACAACCACAGGCGACATTACGTTGGCTGCTGGTACTGGTACTGGTTGGACAGTTGTTGGTGCTTTGGTTATTGACAACGAAACTTCAGCCCAGTTTATCGCTCGTAAAACCAGCGACACAACTTGGACTTTGTATCGTTCGGCTTAATGTAATATCCCGCCCTTCGGGGCGGGTTAACTTTTTTTGGAACTGATAAAGGAGTTTAAAAATGGCAAATAATAAACCGATTGGCGTAGCGTACGCTGATCCTTTGCTTGATTCTGTACAAGTTGGTACTTCTAGTGCGCCTATTGAAATTAATACTTCAGGCGTATTAAACGGTGCTTATGCAACAACCTCGGCCACTTCAGGCGACACCCGTCTTAACTTTAGTCGTTTAACCTTTACCTCTACAGGTTCAGGCGAAACTGCTCGTATTTTGACCCGTGTAACTGGTGCTAACGGTGCTACTGCTGGAACTATTAACGGCGCTCACATTACTTGTGCAGTTAATACCGGCGGCACAATTAGCGGTGCAGCTAACGCTTTGCGTGCAACGATTGGTGGCTCGTCTACTAATCCAGGCGGTACGCTTGCTGCATTGCAATTGGATTCCGATATTGCGTCTGGCGGTACTTGGTCTAACGCGTCTTTCTTGCGCGTAACCAACTCTGGCACTGGCACACTTGGTAACTTTGCAGCATTACCTGCTGTAGCTGTAGACGGCGTATTCCGTGCAAAAGTAGGATCCCCTGTTGTTACCCACACTATCCCCGTAACTAGCGGTGGTGTAACGTACTACATCATGGTTTCTACTGTTGCGTAATGCAAATCACTAAAGAATTTTTAGTGGCAGAAATCCAGTCGCTAGAGTCTGAAGCAAATAAGGCGCAAGTCTTTTTAATTCAGGCTCAAGCGACTATTACTGCGTATAAAATGCTAGTGGATAAGCTAGACCAACCCGAACCTACCGAGGAACACTAATGGCGGTTATTTATTTAAAGCACCCTGTAAACGGTCACAAAGTCGCTTGTAGCGATATAGAAGCCGACCATGATGAAAGTCACGGCTGGGAACGGTATACTGTTGCTACGCCGGTAGAAGTAATTGAAGTTGAAGAAGTAGAACCTGAAGTCGAGGCGGCTCCTGCTAACGCGCTGGAAGTAAAGACAAGACGCCGTAAAACAACCGCATAAGGAGTTACGCCATGACCACGGCAAACGACCAAATTAATGGCGCTCTGCGCGTACTAGGGGTTTTAGCCGAAGGCGAAACACCATCCGCAGCTACGTCGCAAGACGCTTTAGCCGCTTTAAACCAGATGATCGACTCATGGAATACCGAGCGTTTGTCGGTGTTTTCTACCCAAGATCAAGTGGCTTCTTGGCCTGCTGGCGCTAAAGATTTAACCTTTGGCCCAACTGGAACCTTGCCTTTAGCGTCAGGTGGCACACCTAAGCGCCCCGTATTGATTGACGATGCAACCTATTTTAGAGATTCAGCAACCAATATTTCATACGGCATTAAGCTAATTAACCAACAGCAGTACAACGGTATTGCTGTTAAAACGGTAACTTCGACTTACCCTCAAGTCCTGTGGGTCAACATGACTTTCCCTAACATTGAGATGTACGTTTACCCCGTACCCATCAAGCCGCTAGAGTTTCATATTGTTTCGGTAGAAAAGCTCATGGAAGTGCCAAGTCTATCGACTGACATTACCATGCCGCCTGGCTACCTACGGGCGTTCAAATACAGCCTTGCCTGCGAGATCGCCACCGAGTTTGGTATCGAGCCACCCGCTAACGTAATGCGCGTCGCTATGACCTCTAAACGCAATCTGAAGCGTATTAACAATCCTGACGACATCATGGCCTTGCCATACAGCTTGGTTGGCACACGTCAGCGGTTTAACATCTATGCGGGTAACTACTAGGATTAATTATGGCAAACGTAACAATACCTCAACTACCAGTAGCCGCCACTTCGGCGGGCGCTGATCTATTACCCGTAGAACAAAGCGGCGTTACTAAACAAATGACCAATACGGTTTTATTTACTAATGCCACGTTAACCACGCCTATTCTTGGCACACCCCAATCAGGCACATTAACTAACTGTACGGGTTTACCCGTATCTACAGGCATTAGTGGACTTGGTACAGGCGTTGCTACATTTTTAGGCACACCTTCTAGCGCTAATTTGCGTACGGCTGTAACGGACGAAACAGGCACGGGCGCATTAGTGTTTGCTACAAGCCCTACATTAGTAACACCTGTGTTAGGTGTAGCTACAGCTACTAGTGTTAACAAAATGGCGATTACAGCCCCCGCTACTAGCTCTACTCTAGCGGTCGCTGACGGCAAAACGTTTACTGTTAATCATAGCCTTACCTTAGCTGGAACAGACGCCACCACCATGACGTTTCCGGCTACAAGCGCTACGATTGCTCGTACCGACGCAGCACAAGCGTTTACTGGTAATCAAACGTTTAGCGGGGCTATTATTGGTGCAGTGCAAGCGCTATCAGGCCCAGGCGCAGTAAACATCACTACTTTAACTACGGCGTTTACGTCTACAGCAGCAGGTAACGCATTAACGTTAGCCGACGGTGTAGCAGGCCAATTAAAAACAATTGTGTATGTGGCTGAAGCTGCGGGTGGTGACACAGGGGTTTTGACCCCCACTAATCTTGGCAGTGCAACTACTATTACGTTTAATGCTGTTGGTGATTCCGTTACCCTTCAGTTTATCGGTGCTGATTGGTGGGTTATTGGTTTCCGCGGCGCTGTGGTTGCGTAACGCATGAAAACGCCAATTTTAGGGCAAGCCTATGTAGCCCGTAGCGTTAACGCGGCAGACAACCGCATGGTTAACCTATTTCCCGAGGCTATCCCCAACGAAGGTAAAGAAGCAGGGTTTCTTAACCGCGCCCCAGGATTAAGTTTATTAACTACAGTTGGTACTGGCCCTGTGCGTGGCTTGTGGTCGTTTGAAGGGTTTATGTACGCCGTATCAGGAAATACCCTGTACAAAATTAATAGCGCATATACCGCAACGGCATTAGGCACTGTAGCGGGTACAGGGCAAGTATCTATGTCTGATAACGGCACGCAATTGTTTGTAGCAGCCAATGGCCCAAGTTACATTTACAACTCTCAAACCAACGTTTTTCAACAGATTACTGATCCTGATTTTCCTGGCGCTGTTACTGTCAGTTACCTTGACGGGTACTTTATATTTAATGAACCCAACAGCCAAAAAATATGGGTTACTAGCTTATTAGACGGCACTAGCGTTGATCCATTAGACTTTGCTAGTGCAGAAGGCTCACCTGACGGCTTAGTAGCCGTTATTGTTAATAACCGTGAGGCGTGGTTATTTGGTACTAATTCGATTGAGGTCTGGTATGACGCTGGCACGCCTGATTTTCCGCTTGCTCGCATCCAAGGCGCATCCAACGAAATTGGTTGCGCAGCAACGTTTTCTGTCGCCAAACTTGACAACTCAATATTTTGGTTAGGGCAAGACGCTAGGGGCCGTGGCATCGTTTACCGCAACAATGGCTATACGGGCGTTCGCGCGTCCAACCATTCAATTGAGTGGCAGATCCAGCAGTACGGCAACATTAGCGATGCGATAGCTTATACATACCAGCAAGACGGCCATAGCTTCTACGTATTAACATTCCCCACCGTGCAAAAGACGTGGGTGTACGATGTCGTCACTCAATCATGGCATGAGCGTGCAGGTTGGTCAAACGGCAATTTTATTCGCTATCGCCCTAACTGCCAAACAGCGTATAACAACGAAGTAATCCTTGGTGATTATGAAAGCGGTAACTTGTACGCGTATGACTTAGATGTCTATGCCGATAACGGGCAGATTCAAAAATGGTTGCGTTCTTGGCGCGTTATTCCTAGTGGTCAAAACAACCTCAAGCGTACTGCCCAGCACAGCTTACAACTAGACTGCGAAACGGGCGTAGGGCTTAACGGTATTGACCCAAATGACGATGTTGAATGGTTTTTTTACACATCTAGCGGGGATCAACTTGTAACTAATACGGGTGATTTGTTGTTGTTTTCACCACCTACAGTTGAGGGTGCTGACCCCGAAGTCATGTTGCGTTGGTCAGACGATGGCGGTCACACTTGGTCAAACGAACATTGGGCGTCAATGGGACGCATTGGTCAATATGGCCGCCGTGTCTTTTGGCGTCGGCTTGGCATGACGCAAAAGCTACGTGACCGCGTGTACGAGGTGTCGGGTACTGATCCAGTCAAGATCGCCATTGTAGGCGCCGAACTGCTATTGAGTCCAACCCGTGCCTAGTCCACTTAATATCACCAACATACCAGCGCCGCGTACGCCGCTGACCGACCCCGTTACAGGGCTATTGTCCCGTGAGTGGTATCGGTTTTTTTTAAACCTGTTTAACCTAACAGGTGGGGGTACTAGCCCTACTAGCCTTACAGACTTGCAGCTAGGGCCACCGTTTGCCACCGTGGATGAAGTCAACAACTCTACTGACATTAAGATTCAAGGGTTTGCCACTAGCCCTTTACAAGACGCGTTACTAGCCCAAATCGCTGAATTGCAGAAACAAGTGCAAGCGGCAGAACTTT